ATGTACTTTATATCTGCCTCTGTCTTTTGTATGGCTTTCATAGAATACACCGCTTAATTTCGTAGGATTGGCACACATCAGGAGCTTGTTGTTATCACCTGACAGCGTACCGAGAATAGCCTCGATAATATCATCTTCAACACCCGAGGCCTCATCAATAATAAAAAGCATATTGTCCTCGTGGAAACCTTGTATGTTTTCAGGTTTTGCCGCTGCTCTTGCAACCGCAAACCAACGCTTTTCATAACCTACAACATATACATAGGTTTTCGTCCACCTCAATATCTCGGTGAGCAATGGGGATTTATCTCTCCATTTTGATATTTCAGACCACAAAATATCATTAAGCTGATGTTTTGTAGGTGCTGTTGCGACAACCTTTGAATAAGGGAAACAAGACAAAAACCACAAAACTGCTCCTGCCTCAAATGCAGTTTTTCCTATACCTTGACCTGAGCGTATTGACACCCTCGGAGAAGATACAAGGTCTTTTCCTGCCGCCTCCTGCCAATCATCAGGCTCAAAGTTCAAAACCTCACGAAAAAATAAACACATATCCTTTTGATACAAAGGAATGCGTTTCATAAAAAACTCTTTTCTATTCATCTGTACCGCCTCCCGAAGTTGCAAGCACAGCAGAAATCCAATCGTCAACAGCTTCGCTCGTTTTTGATTTGCCTGATTGTTCTCTTTCAAGCCTCAATTTTGCAAGGCTATCTATACATTTTGTTTTTCGTGCCTGAATGTTTGTCAGTTCTCTTTCAAGAGCCTGTATGATGTTATATGTTGCCTCTGTCTTTGTGGTTACGTCAACAGCGTTTCCCGGCAGACGTTCGCCATTCTGAATTTTAGTCTGTATCATTTCATCATACAGAGCTTTGTCTGCTTTGGCTCGTTCTCCATCATTTCCGAAATCTCTTGTTGTTTTTGCAGAAATAACCTCTGAAACAGCCAATCCACCTTTAACACCTTTATAGTGCTGAATGGCTTTCATCAATCGGCGTTCTCTGACCGAGAAAAGCTGTATCTGTTCAATAAGCAATGTTTCCTCATCTTTTGGAATTTCCTCAATAAGCATTTGCTCATCTTCATCAAGAGTGTCCCAATATACCTTTGAAAAGCCACCGTGTTTATATGCGTTGTTATTACCAAGAGGAGCACCGCCGTTATTGCCCACAGCGTTCTTATTGCCCGGCTGACCGCCCTTATTTCTTTTTGGAGCGTTCCCTTTTGATGTGTTCCTTTTCGCTCCCTTTGAATTAGAGCCTTTTTCAGCCTCCCATTTGTCCTCAGATTTCCATTTCCTTACTCTGCTTTCAGGTACACCGAGTTCAGCGGCAATATCCTTTAGTAAGCGTGTTTTTCCGCTTGCAAGCCACAACTCTTTTGCTTTATCCCTGTTCGGACTTCTCGCTCTCGGCATATCACCACCTCACAATTATAAATTTTACTATTTCGAGTTGAATGTTGTAATCAGAAATTCGTTATGTATTCTGCCTTGCTATAATCAGCGACATTCTTTGTCATCATATCAAGAAAATCGTCTTTTGAGAAATTCGACAATCTAAAAATCTCTTCGGGTTTCATTCCAAGTTGCTTTCCGATTTCCTGAATTGTTTTGCCTGATTTCAGCAACCTTTCAACGATTGCTTTCATAGGCTCTAACAAATGTGTACCTCTTGCCCTGTTGTGTGTAACGGTGCCGTATATATTAGCGTTTTCATCTGTATGCGATACCACAACAACAGGCACTTTGCCACCGAGCATTGTTAATAACGGTTCCTGCCCTGCAACCGTCCATCTATGAAAACCGTCAATTATAGTTCCGTCAGGTCTTATAACAATAGGCAAGGTCCAACCATTTGTAAGTATTGATTGGGTTAAAAGTTTTAAGTTTTCCAATGACACCTTATTCGGGTTGTAATCATTAGGCTTTAACTCATCACGGTTTACCCATTTCAGCGTAGATAGAGGTGCAAACAATTTCTTATTATCAGCCATTTTTCACACCTTCTTTCATAGCTGCCTTAGCTGTATTTATATATCCGCTGTAAATTCTCTGATACAACGCTCTATATGTGCGAAGCTTTGGATCACCGCTCATATATCCCTCATACATTTCCTTGCAATCCTTATACGTCAAAATCGAATGAGTTTGCAAGAATAAATTTCTGTATGATTTCCATACCCTCATTTTGTGTTTACTCATATCACTTTCAGGGTGCGAGAAAATCACAAGCAATTCTGCCCGGTAATCTCTTTTCTTTGTATTCTTTTCAAGCTGTTTTCTCGTTCGGCTGTTTCTTCCGAACATTTCACTATCCCAATACAAAGCGGCTAAATACGCATTAGGCTCTCTGCGAATGACACGCTCCATTAAATCAGGATAGTATTCATTCATCTTTACTAAGCTTCTTGCTGTATCAATAGAAAAGAATTGAGAAACACGCAGAGCATTTTTTGTTGAGCCTGATTGCCACAAATAGAGGTATATATCAGGTATTTCAACTTTCTGCTCTTTGAGGTATAACCAAACATCATTATTGCCCCAATCGTATATAGGCAAGATTTGTTGTTTATTTGTGATATTCTTTCCCGCCTGTACCATTAAAGCAAAATTTTTAAGCCTTTGTATAGATTCCGCTGTCCTTACACCTGTAATTGTAATACCATTTGAACACACTCTCGGAAGAAAATCCTGATAAGCGTCTTTTCTTGGTCTTAGCTTTTTGTGAGTAGTAATTGCAAAGCTCGGTTTTTGCCTCACCCATACATCTTGCTTTGTACTATCCCAACAGATAAACGACTCATCATTTGTAAGCTCGTTAAAACAGTTATAATGCTTTACCTCTAAGCAATACCATTCAAATTTTGCACCCAAAAGCAAAAATTTGTTTCGCCATTGCATAACCGTTTTTTCTACACAAGGGAATATCGCCTCCTCATCTATAAACTGCACAATCAGTTGTGAGGGGTTTATTTTTCCTTGCTGTATTAGATTTACAACAAGCTGAGCCAAACAAAGGCTGTCTTTTCCTCCTGAAAACGACATATAAACAGGTAATTTATTATTAAAAACATTTACAAGCCTTATTTCTGCCGCTTTAACTACACTTATATCCGAAACACATCTTTTTACAGCCATATCTTTTCACCACATTTCGGACAAATAACATATTGCCTGTTATCATCTTGTGTTTCTGTTTCTGCTGTCTGTTTATTTTCAGAAGCAGGAGGAAGAGGGAAATTGTTTTCAGATAATGGCTCATCTTCTGTGATTTCCTCATCATCTTCAACACTTTTATTCTGTATATGTTCAATCTCAGACGTGCCGAGAGTTCCATATTCGCATATTTTCGCTGTTACGTCCTCTGCTTGAGCAACCATTGTTTGAAGAACGTCCTCATCATATCCCGGAATATCAAGGTCTGTGCCGAGGTCGTGTAAAAAGTCAGTAAGGGTTTCAAGATTTTCAATACCTAAATTAAAAATCTTGTTGTCGGCTATCATCAGCTTTTTCTTCTGATTTTCCGATAAGCCATTTATTTTATATACATCAGCCTCAGTTTTGCCCGCCTTTTTCAAGGCAATCACTAAACCGTTTCCGGCAAGCACCGTATTGTTTTCATCTACAACAACAGGACGAATTTGACCGAACATTTCAATGCTTCTTACAAATTCCTCAATCTGTTTTTCTGTGTGAATACGCACGTTCTTCTCAGGTATTTTCAAATCGTCAAGCTTTAATTTGATAATCTTCATATTCTTTTCGCCTCCCTTCGTGATATTATAAGGGCGGCTACGCCTGACAATAGGACGTTTACAACGCTGCCTATGGTTTTATATATGGATATATTAAAAATCGTCCCGTAGGCAAAAATAGGAAAGCCTACAAGCAATGTGATTATAATTCCATATACAACACCGTTTGCGGTTAATTTTACGCCTTTTAATGTCATTATCGTAGGCAAAAGCGTTGAGGCTCTGAATGCACCGTATATCAGGAATAAATGTGTAACAGTTAGTCCCGGTATATTCGCAATCAGAATTGACACCGCTAATACGATTAACATTGTGATTTTTGACTTTTTCAAAGTAAATCCGTTTACGTCAGCAGATAACGAGGCTACGGAGCAGAGATTACTGTCAACCGTTGAAAGCAATCCCGATATTACCATAAACAAGAACGGTAAAACCATCCAAGACGGAAGTAGTTGGTTAATAACCTCAAAATTGATTATGCTCATATCTGATACAGGGAGCTTATTTCCTGCAGCTACATATCCCAATATCCCCATTGTCAACGGTACCATTCCGAATAATAACGCACCCATTCCGAAAGAAAAACCGATTTTGTTCTTCTTAACAGAAAATGCTCTTTGCCAAAAGCTTTGGTCCCCGAATGGTCCTGAAATTAAACCTATTGCAGAGGGTAAGCCGAAACCAAGAAAAATTTCCAAACCGTTTTTATCAAACAGGCTCTTGAAATCTCTTGTAATTCCTCCCAAACCGTCAATCAGGCTTTGTCCGTTCCCTTTAACAATAAAGGTATATCCGAGGAATGCCGCACACGCTACAAGCATAAATATCATTTGTACCGCATCCGTAGTAACAGAGGCCTTTATTCCTGAAAATTGAGCGTATGAATACGCTATTACCGCAAGAATTATTGTAACAATCCAAAACGGCACTCCTGTTATTACGCTTAACAGCTTTCCTCCTGCCAATAACTGAACAGCAGTAGATAGCAGCGACAGCACTCCAAGCTGTGTAATATACGCTGTTTTCACCTTATCAGATTTATATTTTTCAGCCATATATCCCGATAAAGTAATTCCCATTGGCATTTCTCTCCTGATTTTCTTTGCAAACGGTATAAATAAAATAAGACATAGTACATTCGGCACCAAAAACCAAAATAGTCCCGGTAAACCGTTTGTGTATGCCTTTTCCGTTGACGTAAAGAGAGCAGGAGCCCATATCCAAGTTGCCGCAATGCTTAAAGCGGTTGCATTTGCTTTCAGGTTATGGTTGCCTGTCAAAAATCCTGCGGCCGTTTCCTCTTTGCGAGTAAATAACAGCGTTGTCGCTATCATTATCGCCGCATAAACTATTAGTACGATAATTCCATACATTTTTAAATCCTCCTTAATGTTCAAGACGAAACATATCGGAGGGAGCTTTCAATATATACGTCTTTATCTTTAATATCCTACTGAGTTTTATCCTCCTTTCGATATAAAGTAAAAGCCGACACACCCCGAAAGGTATGCCGACTTTGACGTATGGCGTAATCAAAATTTTACACATACATCATAACACATTTCATATTGCCCCGTCAATGCCCACTTTTTGCCCTTGGAGGCTTCACATTATTTACACTTTATACCGTCAATTCCGAATATCAATGCAGATATTTTTTCGATAGCAGCGTCAATATCTTTATATACGGTGCGATCATCAATTCCTTCCTGTTCGGCAATCTGTGAAACTGTAAGTGATTCCTCATCAATATACATAGCATTTACCACTCTATACCGCCTCATATCTTCCGGCTTGGTAGATTGCTGACAGTACACACCATATAATTCAATCATTTCCGAAACGTGTGTAACAATTATTCTTGTTCTTGCAACACTCTTTTTAATGCTTTCCACAAAAAGGTTGCTGTCGCTTATCCTATTTGACATCATATTTTCAAATACCTGATAAGCCTCCTCATCAATATCCTGCAGCTCTACAACTGCATTATCAGAATGTAATTTGAACATACGGAAATTACGCAACAACAATTTCGTGTTACGCAATTTCCTTTTGTGTCGTTCAGACAGGCTCTTTTGCCTTTCTTTTTCCATTATGTCAAGTGCTGTTTTTGCTCCGATTTCAGCCGCTAATTTTATGATGTCAAGCTGTTCAGGTATTGGAGCGTTACCTTTTTGTGTGTCATTCACAGAGCATTCCTCCTTAAATCTATTGACTTTTTGATATTTTTATGCTATAATAGATTTTGTCAGTGAGGGAGCGAAATGCTCTCTTTTTTTATTTACTGAAACTTTATCGTCAATGACATTCCTCTACTTGGAGGGTCAGGAAGTTTTACATATCGCATATTGTCAAGCTGATATTGAAACTCGACTTTTCCACTTCTGCAATAATGAATACAAGCTATGTCTGTTATGCGGTGCTTGTTTCCTGTGTCAGTGTCAATGATTATATCGCCTATCTCGAAAGGGCATACAGCTTTGAAATTTGCCAATTCCATTATAAATCCTCCATATCAATCTCAGGGACACTCTCCGCATTCTCGGAAGTGTCTTTTTCTGTTTTCTCATCAGGAGCAGGTCCGAGTATGCTTTTTATACTGTCCTTAAAGTTTTCATATCCCGGAATATCATCAGGAGTTAAATCCGTCTTGGTTACAACAACCTTTTTTGTCGAAATACTTTCCGAGCCTCTTACAACCTCCACCAAAACATAATCTCCCGGCTGTACTTCAATATCTGTTTTGTATGTATAATCTCTGCCTCTCGGATTTCCTACCTCATCTAAAAATTTACAAAATATCAATTTACTCATTTTCTGTTTCTCCTTTTCCTGTTTTTAATATACTTTTTTAATTTTCTGCGACTATCCAATTCATCAAGCCATTCCGCAATTATAATCTTTGCAAATTCCCAAACGCTGACAAATTCAATTATTTGCTCATCTTCATCTATGGGAGCACTTACGGAATAAAACCGATATTCAGGATTGTGTCTGAAATCAAGTTTTTTACTGCCGCAACAGTTCTGCAGATTGGAATAGGATATTGTTCCGTCTTTCGGATGAACACATAAAACGTCGTGAACATTAGAGCCTATCCTGTGAGTATATCCGCTGCTTTTATCAATTATCTTGATTAGTGGTATTCTCATTTGTGCCTCCTTCTTGTTTCTGCCTCAGTTCTTGAAATAAACACTCTTTTATTGATGTCGTTTGCTGTGCAATGATAGTGCATTCCTCTATGGTCGAAATTGAGCCTTATATCACCGTCAGCAATAGCCAATCCCTTAAATGCTATATCAATAACCTTGTCGGCAATAATCACATATAACACCTGATTTTCTTTTATATCAGGTAACGGTTGACGTATAACATCATTTTTAAGCAAATCAGCAACAATGCACTTTGCTTGTTCTCTGTACGTCATTATGTCGTTTGAAGCCGCACAATCTAAAATGGTATTATAGACCATATCGGCAATTTCATTTACCTGAATGCACATCTTTATTCTCCTTGTCATTAGAACATAACGGGATCACCAATCCAAAAAGAGAAATCCACCATTGTTGAAATATAACAGCCAATGCCGCAAAACATATTACTGATACAGAGTTTTCAATCTGTGTTAATATTTTCATTTGGAACACCTTTCCTTGTTTCTTTTATAAATCTTCGCACTAACGCACAATCTTTATCCATTACAGATAAATGTTCTTTCGCATTTGCTTTTTTGTATATGATTATCGTATCTTTTTTGTTATTCTTAGTGCCTGTGGCTCTCAAAACCTCATTACAATTTGTAACACATTCAATCTTGTAACCTCGTTTTTCAATCCACGCCTTAAAATCAGATAATTTATTTATGTGCAAAAGCATTCTTGAAGCCATTACGAATTAGCCTCCTTTTCCTGAAATTCTAACGCAATATCAAACTGTTTCCAAAAAGCCTCTGTAATACGTCTGCATTCCTCCAAAGTGTAACCATAGTACGAGCAATCATTTTCAATACAGATAGCAGAGGGATACATTGTAGGCTTTATATCCGAAAGCGAAACATCATTATATGCCCGAGCAATCTTTTTTACATCTTCCTCGTTATTTACTCTGTACCAAACATACTCGTGTTCGTCATTGACATACCCTGTGGAGATAGGCGGGGTAGTAATGTTAAGCTTTAAGTTTTCAATCTCTTTGCGTGCCTGTTTTTGGAGCATTTCTGTTTCGTATTCTTCACACGCCTGAGCAGTTTCAAATTCTGTTTCATCAAAAGCAACATAGCAAGTTTCTTTTATCGTTTTTTCTCTTTCGATTATTTTCATACAGAATCACCGCCTTTCAACAATTCAGGGTTATCGTGTATATTTCCGATTACTTCGCAATCATAATTGCCGAGGTTTAAATTGGTTGAAGTTTTCGGGATTGTGTTAATTTGCCACAACTGAAAATGTGCTACTGTTTCAGCCCAAGAAACCGTACATATCGTGTGATAGCCTCTTGCATATACTACAACTATATCGCCCTCAAAAATCTTCTTGCCGTTTCTGTCAGTTACTCCTGTGTACTGTCCTATTGTTTCAGGAATAACCTCGTAAGGCTGCATAGTCCATTCGTAATCATAAGTGATAATACGCCTTTCCCTACGCTCTATTGCATAGTATTCTTTTCCTGCAAATTTTCCAATAGTGAACATTCCCTCAATCCATTCTCCGGGATATTCTTTCTGTTTTCCTCTAAACAAAATTTCTCTCACTTTTGCACCCCCAACAAATCAAGGTTATCATAAGTGTTACCGATTATTTCAACATCACTTGCAAAATCGTGCATAGGCACCCAATGTCCACTCTGCATAGAAATTTCAAATCTACACTCAGGCACACTATATACAACATTACCATAACAATCCCAATTCGGCACTTTTAATATATCACCCTCAAATATTCTGTTTCCGTTTTTATCCTT